GCGATAGTTTCCGTTGTAGGTTCGAATCCTACTGTGACTACAAACGCTTAAAACAGATGTGTACAGTCTGAAAGTAAGGTGCGGGTCTTACTGTTAGTCAGGTAGCTTAACTGGAAAAGCAGCCCTGTTTTGCAGTTGCAGGTTCAACTCCTGTCCTGACTACTTAGGGAGACTGTTACTAATCCATAGAACCAATGTAGCCGGGGATTATAGAATTAGAATTTAGTCAGGTGGCGGAATGGAGACGCAAAAAACTGTAATGAGGTTGGCAGACCCTCACGTTAAATTAAAAAATGTGACAGCGCAGAAGTGCGGAAGCTAATTGAAGGTTCGACTCCTTCCCTGACTACAAAAATTAAATTATGAAAAAACAATTTGATATGCATTAGGTAACAAAACCTAAATGCAATGACAAACAAAGAGTATAGAATCAGACGGATGAATCAATTACATGATTATTGTTTCATCTGTCAAAAAAGAAACGGTAGTTGGTATTATGATTGTTCTCCATCCTTTGTATGTGGTAGACATGGAAGTGGAAAACCCATTCAATGGTGGAAACGTAGAGAGTTTAGAACTTGGAAGTATAATAGAAAAACACAATGGAAATGGTCAGGTGTCGGTCAGTCCTATCTATCTGGGTTCGAATCCCACTAGAAATGGTGATAGAACGGACGTCAGGTTCGAATCCTGTCCTGACTACGAGGCCAAAGTAACTTAAAGAGAGGGCTAAATGGAGAATCTGTACAACTTATCTAGGTTATGTACAGTGCGACCGCCGGTAAAGATCTCAGCAAGTGACATACGGGGAGAGACCCGACCAATCCGTGTAGTTCAATTGGTAGAACGACGGTCTCCAAAACCGTAGATGAAGGTTCGAGTCCTTACATGGGTGCACAAAATAAAAGTTATGACTGATGAATTAGATCTTCCTTATGTACCTATGACTGTATATTATCTTCATTACGAAGACGAAAGATTCACAATAAACAATTGGAATGTTTGTAGAGATTATGTCTGCTGTGTTATGGCTAGAACTCAAGTAGAAGCTATTGAAAAAGTAAAAGCTATAGCATCAAATCAAAGAGGACATAGGCACATTAAGATCATGGGATTTGGTCATGCTAAAGAAGAGTGGATTAACGAAGAAGCTCCAATAACCACAGATGAAGAAGCTTATTCTAAAGAAGTTAAACTGCTATTTAACAGAATAAAAGCTAGAAATTTATCAGCTAGAGATATTTATAAAGGACAAGAAAAACAAAATTACCGTTACGAATGAGCACACAACCATCATCAAAGTGGATTCAACCCACTAGGTATTATGAAGAGTTTATCTACTACTATACCTTAGCAAAAAAACAACAAGAGCTTTGCAATTTAGGAATCGAGAAACACGCTACTTGTGGCATCGAAGATGATCTTATGCTTCACGTTGAACTATATGATGTAGTTGAGCGTAAGTATGCTGGATTCTCTCAGATCGTTAATGACGTGTTTTATGGATGGACAGAAGATCATCCTTATTGGAAAAAAATGGAGCAAGGTCTTTGCTTTAAACAAAGAGAAACTGTAGCTAAAAACTGGACTGGCAAACAAGACGTATTTGATCTTAAAGAGTGGATCTATCTTTTATTATTTCACCGTCTTACTGGATCAGGTATCAATTACGCTAAGAAGCCATCAGGATATCATAACACTCTTTTGTTTGAGATGCATCAAGCAGATAACATTCCACAGATGGTTGATATCATTAAAGGAGCTTGGAGACCTTTCTACACTTCTGTTGGTTATCAGTTTCCTAGCTTTCCAAAACCACAAGGAAAGTATAAAAGAGGAGGCGATTATTTTATGTGTGAGTTTTTACCTCAACTATCAGAAGCAGTCGCTACATTTCTAGAAACAGGTCCCAAAAAAGATCTTAGACAAATAGGAGACTTTATGTTTGCTTGGAATAAAGATAATGGTCTAAGAGCTTATAAGTTTCAGTACGCTGCGTTTATTGCCGATATTGCTGATTGGTTTCCAGATTTTGTAAACAGAGAATCAGTGTTCTACTATGGTACTAATGCTAAAGAGTGTATCAGTTATTTAGCTAAGAAGTCTATCAAGATGGACGAAATTTCTTTCTTAGATTCTGTTATGCAAAAAGTATATGAAGACACTGGCGGACTCCCATACAACATGGAGGATGTTGCCTGTGACTTTATTAGGTGGATTGAGAATTACGTAAAACCAGGTTCTGATTATGATCATCTTGATTTCGACCATGTATGGAATAGTTCTACTATAAAAGATCATCCTTATGGTCGTCAAAAGGCAATGTTAGATCTTAATCTTATTCCTTCTTTTAATGGTATTAAAGATCATCCATCAGACGATAAAATTATCAAAGCAGTTAACTTAACAGTAGATCAATACAAAGAACAAGTAAAAACACTTTACACTTTATGAGCCAAATAGTTTACAATAATACATGTGAAGTAGAATTCAAAGGTAAAAAACCAAAAGACTCTTGGATGAGAGATTGGACTTTAGATCAAAGGATTGATAAGTTCTTTGAGTTCTGTCAAAAATTTGATGATCGCCAAGATTCATTACTTAAAGATGAATATCAAATATTCTCTCATCGACTTCATTGGCATGAGCATCCATATTGCGAGCTTATGCAGTTAGTTACAGATAATGAATTAAGGATGTATTATACTCTTGTATTTTCTTTCTCTAACGAACATTGGGGAACTCTGACAAGATTAATGAATGAAGGTAAAGAAGCCACAAGAGAATTCTTTGTAGAGAATAGACACGCAAGAAACGATCTATTTCAGATCTACTATCCTAAAGGAACTAATGTTAAAGATTGGCTTTTAGAAGGTCCAAGAAAAGCGGCTAAAGATCTCGCTTACGTTCTTGATGAAGCAGAAAAAAGAGGTACTCCTTATACTATGATGGGATTTGCAAAGATTCTTGAGAAGTACTTTAAAGAGCATCAAAACTTTAGAAGTCCTTTATATCCTTGTAAAAATACCGCAAGGTATATCGCAATGAGTTATCCTCATTTAGTTAATCCAGAATCAATTCTTTTTGGAGGAACAGGACATTTCGATGGTCTTCATCAAGTTTTTGGTGGACAAAATCTAAATGGTAAAGTAAAGTACACTATCAACGAGAGTGGAGAATTTATACCTGAAAATAAACAAGCAGATATGTGGCTCGATCAGATGGCTACTTTAGTTAATCATTCTTCTAATCCGATGACAAGTCAAAAGTATTTAAACGTAGAAGATAAAACCTGTTTCTTTTGGAAACACATAGCTATATCACATGGAGAAAAAAGACCAACCAAAAACATTCCTTATACTTGGATATTTGATTCTAAATTTAATCTCAGTAATCGTCCTGACTTCATTGACGGGATTGTGCAAAGGGAATTAATGTACTAATAGATCTATAATTCTAGTCTATCCAACAGTCTCAGGTGAATCTTGGGACTGTTCTAGGATCTGGCCTGTATCCTTACGAAACCATTTACCCGAAATATTTTCATTGTAAGAATCTACGTGCAACACTTCGTACTTCATTTGATAATAAACTTCGTAGTAACTCATCTCTTTCTTACTAAAACATGGTCTTAAGATTTGTCTTTCGAATCCTTCTTTACCAAGGTTTGTGATGTCTTCTAACAGAGTCTTTGAACTTCCATAATAAGATTGCCAATTGCTTTCTTTTACTTCTTTCTTTTTCTTTGGAACTCTGCCTGGTTTTGCCCAAGCTTCAGTCTCTTTTTTTGTAAGCTTTTTAGTAAGATTATTGTGGAGTATTTTTTTACCTACGTAGATTCTTCCGTTGTCTTTATTCTGTATGAGATAGACAAATCCTACGCAGCTTTCTGGAAAGTCAGATAACTGTTGCATTTCTTTATTTTCGTATAACCAATTCATTAAAACTATTTAGTATAAATATGTTAAACTGTTACTATAGTCACTGTATTGTTTGCTTGCAAGACTTGAATATCTCCATCAGGATTTCCACTATTACATGTCATTAAACTAGCGGGAATAGTAAGAGTCACAACTTTTCCTGTTATATCACTGAATACACTATTAGCAAGTACTGTCTGACCTAATTGAGTGCAGGATGGAAGATTGAATGTAATGTTAGTGCCATTAAATCCTGCACCCGCAAAATGACGTATTCCTGTAAATGATGTTGCTGCTGGGAGATTAACGTTTGTTAAAGTTTCATTATATCCGAGACAATAATCTGCTCCACCGAGAACAAATCTTCCTGTATCTACAATGCTAACAACACCGGTACCAGCTCCAAATGCGCCTAAAGAATTAGCTAATAAACTAAAACTAGAACCACCAGTTAAAACAACAGTCTTTGCATTTACTGTAGATTTTGTAAATGAAGAACCAAGCAATGTATTCCACAAACTTACACTAGAAGCATTTGCTACTGGAAATGAATAAGAATTATCAAATACTATTGTTAATGATGGTGGAGTAACTGCAATAGGAGCACTATAAGATGCGCCTTGAGATTTTGATTGATTAATAATCTGTTCAATTGATTGAAAATACATTAACTGCTCGGCTAAGTATTGTTGTCTTAGAGATTCTATTGATTTTCCTGGATGCTTTCTTGTATAATCTTGCCAAGGTCCTGGATCATTAATTAAAAACATATATTATTTTTTATATAAATATATAGAGTTAGCTATCCCATTTAATTACAAAAGTAATATCAGTATTAGAAGGAATAGGATATGGAGTTGATAACTTTCCCACAAC